TTCGCTGTAGGGGCGATTGACGGCCCTACTCTAGAAACATCAGGCAACAACTTTGCTTTATGTTTCGTATTTGCAACTGTAGGAATCATGTCTATGTTTCTTGCAATTAAATCACAACAATATAATGATAAGGAGGACAAATAATGTCTAAAGTGAAAAACTACTACTGGGATCTTGCTGAAAAGCAATCCGATGAAATCATCATGAACTTTTGTCAAGGCAAAATTACTCATGCTGATGCTAAACAAAAACTTTCTAATGTAGAAGGTATTGAACTTTGCGATATCAACGACTACAATGTTGACGAAGTTTTAGATATCTCGTTAGAAGATTATAAACTTGACGAAAAAAGAAAGGCTGCTATATAATGATTAAAGTTTCAAAGTCTGCCGAGACACTACAAGACGGCGTTCAAAATTTAATTCATGCTTCTATTGAAGATTATAAATCATTTAATAATAATGATAGAATGCTAAAAGATTTTGAAAATGGTTGGCAAGTAAAAGAAGGACCAAAGTATATAAAAATAATTAGACAAAATGCGGTTCATGCTTTTATAGTAAAAAAAGATTTTAAACATTTCAAATCAGGTGATGTTTTGAAACCTGCTGGTTGGGCTGCACCTGCTTTGAACTCACCAAGAGGTAATGTTCTTAAAGGAAATTACCCAATGCAATGGACTGGTCCATTATACTTAAACTAAACGAAAGGAAAATTATATTATGAAATTACAATTTAACAATGTACCTGACATTCTTGACTTTATCAAGAATCCAGAAAACAAAGACGCTTTACTGTTAATAGAAATGGCAATCAAAGAAGCACGAAAAGGCTCTTTTGCTAACTTCAAAGTGGGTGACCATGTCATCTTCGGTAGAACTAATGGTCGTAAAAGACCTGGTGTTATTGTCAAAACTAATCCTGCAAGAGCAGTTATCAAGGATACTAACCTTGGTGGAACATGGAGAGTACCATACTCTTTGATGGAGGCTGCATGATAGACGATAACTTTAACGATCCAATGAATCAAGTTTTAGCTGATAACCTTGTTGAGGTTATCGCTACTATGACTCAGGAACAAAGAGATGAATTTGTAACTACTTTTGTTTCTAAGTGGCCAAAACTTGCAAGTCAAGTTTCTTTTAATATAGATGTTAATTTACAGGAGATAGTAAGTGTTAATTAAAATAGATGATAAAGTATCTGTGAATACTAGAAACATTTTACCAAGAGAAGGTAAGATAACTGATATATCTCTCGCCCTAACGACAAGTGATCCTGCAGGTGAGAATGGTATACAAGTACAAGAATATGATACCGACATGGGTTATAATGGCTCTATCGGATATGTAACAGAGAACGGTGACCAATATTGGGCATACTTCTCACAAATTGAAAAGGATATATAATGACAGGTGAAGAAAAATTTATTACGGCAATACTAACTCAAGCAGTTGAGGATACTATGTACATGGGCAAGAGACCCAGGTATCTAAAACATAAGGTTGAAGCAATCGACTGGATACTCAATAAAGAAAGTGAACACCATTGGTCATTTCTTAACTATTGTACTATGCTTGGTTTATCACCATCAAAGATACAAAACAAAGTTAAAGGGTTTATTAATCCTAAATTAACTACAACTCAAAAATTAATAATGAAACAAAATATAGTGAAAGGACGACAAGATGACAATAGATTACAAGTTTAATGAAAATAAAGTTTTAGAAGATGTAAAGGAATATGTTGACAAAACATATAACTCACATTATGCTCAAACTAAAAATTATCAGGCAACTGAAATTATCATAGACCAAGGTCATGGTACAGGTTTCTGTATGGGCAATATTTTAAAGTATGCTCAAAGATACGGAAAGAAAGAAGGTCGTAACAAGGCCGACTTGATGAAAGTTATACATTATGCTATTATACAATTATCACAAGACCATTATAATTGTAATTCAAAAATAACAGAACCACAAGAACCTGCTCTTAGGTCTGTGGCGTCTGAGAAATATAACAACTCTTAAACCACTTCCAATATATCTTATCGTTAAAAATTTCTATTAGAGATTGATAGGATATTTTATCTTTTAATATATCGTCTGCTAGACTATCATATTCATAAGTATCTATCTTTACCATGCGATTTGGTTTTATTGTAGATAGTACTATCCATGTTCGTTGTTGTTTATTCATTTCGCTCCAAGCTAGCTTAGGTGGGTTTCTGGAGGGACATACATGAGTACTTATAAGAACCAAGAATTATAGATGTAGTATATAAATGTATCAAAAGATACTATATCGAAAATGCATATCAAGCGTATAGGATGAACAACGCAAACCGATGGCGAACTTATCTATATATTATTGAATGAAAGGTAAAAAATGGTACAACTTATACAAGGTATCATTGACGCCATTCGCTTTCCAACTTTCTCTTATTTTGTTAATAATGATAATGTGGACCCAAATGTGGTCCGTTATTTCAGAACAGAATACGGTTCAAGGTGGGAAGAGGCCCTCAATGAATACCTCTACAATCGCAATAAAAATTAGAAAAGACTAGGAAAAAGAATCTCATAGCCGCCGCTCAGGCGGTTCTTTGAGGTGTCTGCATATGATAGTACCCCCTAAAAATAGGGGATACCATCTAGTTTATTTAAAATGTAAATTTAGTTCCGATTGACCACTTTTGTGTATCAACTGCTGAACCATCATTGTCTGCCATCTCAGCTTCGGCATATACAGTTAGACTATCGTTTAAATCTTTTGCAAGACCAACAGTAGTATAAGTTCCTGTATTTTCTTTATCACCATAACCGACAGATAGAATACTGTAATTCGCACCTACTTCCCAAGCAGCTAAATCTGTAGCAGCGTCTTTGATTGTGTAACTAGACGATACTGTTAATTTTTCTAAACTTGTTTCTGCACTTACACCGTAGTATGATATGTCGTTTACAATGTCATCAGCATAACCTGCTGACACATTACTTCCTAGAATATCAGCAGACGCTGACCATTCATAAGAATCCATACCATTATCTTCGCCAGAAGAACCATCAACAACTGTCAAAGCGTCAATAGATACAGGACCTATTTTGTTTGAATATGCTAATGAGTTTGAACTTCTTGTTCCGTAAGAGAATGAAGAATTGCCACCATATACATTAAAGATAGAAGCTCGTGTAGCAACATTATCTGTATAAGGGTGTGATTGACGACCTACTGAAAGGTCTCCCATTTCTGTATCAAGTCCTACATATGCCAGTCTTGAATCAAAAGTGTCTGAACCAGAATCATCTGTATCCACACCAACTTCTAATTTAGCAAAACCAAGTATTGTATCACCTTCTACACCGAGGTCGATTATCTCGACACCGATTAACGAACCGTTATCTTCAAGCTTATCATATGCAACACCAGAGGCGTTTTCATCATGTGACCACTTGTAGTTAAAGGTACCGTATGGTATAACTTCAGCTGCGGAAACAGCTGTAGTGAATAGTACTGTCATAGCGACAGCAATATATTTTATCATATTGTTTTCTCCTTAATTTGAGGTATTAAAATTTTGATATCTCGCTTCGCAATAGCTCATAATTTAGTCGTAATATTTATAAGGGATTAGTTATTGACGGGAGCGTTTGCACGCCATTGATAGCATGACCAATATCTTGCTGTTGTCTTATCTTTTGCTGTATCACAATTATGACGAGCACGAAAAGACTTTCTTCGAGCAGGGTCGTCTCGTTTGATAGAGAGGCCTGTCGTATCACCAAAAGAAACCTTGACTACATTTCCTTTCGGATTCTTTACATAAACATAGAACTTCTTACTACCACCTCGTATCGGGTCATTCAGTTTCACCTTCTTACCTTGATACTCAGCTTCTGTAATCTCTAAGTCTTTATAAGTTTCCTCACAAAGACAATCAATGTTCTCTACTTGTTTAAATGTTTTCATATGAATATTTATAAGAGATTTTTCCAGAGAATTTTTTTAGAAGATTTTTCCATGGAGGAGGGTCAGTCTCCCGACCCCCACCCAATACTTATATACTATGACTTGCCTTTGTTGAATAAATCGAGCTGTATATTTTTAAACCTCGATTGTGTTTCTTTCTTACTACGCTTTGCTTCTCGTAGAGAAAGACTGTATAATCTATCCTTTATCTTTAATTTCTGTTTCTTGAGGTCTTTGATGAGTTCTCGATTGTGAAAATTCTTACGTTCTAGATTACCTATCTGTGTATCTAAATGTCTATGTAGAGCCGCAGCTCTAGAGTCAGTAGCAGTTGCCATATATTCTCCTTTTTCTATATTCCAAAAAAAATTGTGAATAAACTCTAAACGAGCATAGCTCAGAATTAGAGTGTACTCAATACTATTTAGTAAAAGAAAAAGTAATAAACAAGTCCACCTATGATAGTAATATCAGCACAGATAGACCAAAGTATGTATAACCTAAACATCCATTTGCTTATTGTGTTTACTAAAGGGCTCTTCGTCATTTGCACCCTCCATCAGTATCGTCAGCATTGTATTCTCCTCTATAGTCGTTATCTAAATCAAAACAGATCCCTTATGTACTCAAACGGGTCTTAGCCAGTTTTTGACATATGTCTCTTAGTTTAGATTAATTATGTTACCGTTGATGTCTTGTTCAGAAGCATTCATCTGATGGGTCTCTGTTGCGCTCTCTGTCTTACTCTTACTCGTCTCTGTGATAGCGCCACCGACCTTGATGTTTAATGCTTGTGCTACATCTATGTTCATGTTCTTACCTGCCTTAAGGTTTACATCACCCAGCTGGGATATAAGATTAATGTCTCCGTCTTGTACTTCTATCGTTACATTACTCTTGGCCCCTACTTCTATATTATAGTTATTACCTTCTTCGCCTGTCGCATTGACCTTTACTCGTAGACCCTTATCAAAGGTCCCCTTACTCTCGCCTTGTATATGTACATAGTCATCGGCCGTTACAATGGTATAGTTATCTTTCTTGACTCTCGTTATTCGTGTGCCATCGTCTCCTATCTCATAGCCTGTACCACTAGCATGTCGCTCATGTATACGCTTAGCCCCCACAGTATCGTCATATTCTCGGAGATGACCGCCCTCTGTCTCATAGACATGGTTATGTGGGTACTTCGCATTATATGAAGTCTCAGGTTCGTCCCAGAACTTGCCATCATCAGCATCTACTGTATCGTCAACAACAGTAGTAGCATCGACATTGGCTACCCCTACTGCGAGGTCTCTATCGGCCTTTCGTAGGGTGAGCGTGGGGTGTGGGTTATCTTCGGCATTGACTGCCAATCTGTTTATATCTGTCTCGTCCTTATACTTCGGATAGTTACCTAGAGGGTCTAGAAACCCTATAGTCTGTCTATCGCCGTCCATATTGTCTGCACTCAAATAAGAAGGTACACCAGGCAAAGTCCCCATAATGATAGGTGTCTGAGCCTCCCCGCCGTCAGAAAAGAAACCTACAACCCATGTGCCTTCGACAGGCCCTAGGGGAGTTTGCCCCACGCCTGATATAGTCGCACTTGTGATAGGGTTCATAGGGTGGGCCCAAGGGAGGTCGGCCGTCGGTAGTTTCTCTAGATTCTCTGTATGTAACCCTAGACAACGAACTCTCACACGCCCTAAGTACTTCGGGTCGTTTCTATCTTCAACAACGCCAACGAACCATGTGAATCCGTTTCGTCCCATAAAATTTTTCTGCATAATTCCTTTTCTCCTGCCGATACCCTGCCGACTTTAATCCGTTCGGAAGCTGTTATTTTCGAGCATTTTTTGCTTGACAGCTCTCTAATACTATGTTAATATATACACTACTACAAATCATTCATTTCCTCTGTATTATCAAGGGTTTCGAACCTACGCTTTTTCGTTGGATTCAGATGTAATCCATGCCTATTCGAATAATGTAAACTATCATTATATTCGATTTTATCACTAAAAGGTGTTCTACTATCCCCTATTAGGTCATTACTGCGACCACCAAATATACTCGTTATAACACTTTCTAGAGCCATTGTCAAGCGTTTTATTCTGTTCATATGGCTATTTATACTGCGAATCTGAGAATTTTGTGCTTGACTATTGGGAGGAGTGTGTTATAGTCGTTTGGGAAAAATCTTCTAAGAGTCTGTGGGATAGAGATTATCTACCACCTGTGTTTCTCTCGTTTAACTTCTTGTACTTCGTGTTTTCGTTGACTGCGGTACCTTCAAAATTGAGTATCTTTTTTCCTAGAAGGGACTCTCGTACTGAGTCTTTCTTACATTCAAAGACCATTTTATAGTCTTGTTTTGTGATTCTATGTCTTACTTTGGTAATGACATATCTTCCACTATATTGTGGGTCATATGCTTTCTTATCAGCTGTTTGACCCTCTGTTTCGACTGGGCGTATTTCAAAATCTATGATAAGACCAGGCATGATTTGTGTTTGTCCTGGCACCGTCATTTCGATTGTTGTACCTGCTGTTACTTGCATACGCTGAGCATTTCGTATACCGTCAAATTTACCGTCATCTGCTACATCGGTACCGTAACTACCTGTTTCTTCGTTATGTAGGAATTGTGTTGTGGGTGATAGTGAAACCAGACTCTCTGCATAATCACTTACTCCTAGATTGTCATAATCTACTGGATTGTCTCGTATTTGTGGGTTTGTACCAGTTAATCCTAAGTCATTCGTATAATCAGCGTGTACTGTCTTGTCAAACTGGTCATGATAATGATAATCTGTTGTTTTAAACGCTTTACTATACAAATTATAACTAATCACTCTATGACCATACGTGCCTAACGCTTGAGCGGCGGCTGTGTCATGAAAAGTATTGACAAATTTGTATTCTTCGACTGATTTAAGGTCTTGTTCTATTTTAGTTTCACCTAATTCTTCTACATCTGGATCTGTAATGTTTCGTGGTTGATAAACATATGTTTGAACTGGAGTGTTTTCAATACGAGCATATTGAGCACACATATTCTCCCATGATTGAAAGTAGAAACCTTTTGTTGTTTCGTAGAAATAATAACCTACGCCTTGACCATACTTTGGTAATGCTCTTTTTGACACAAGACCAATTGCCTTGAAAGGAGATATATTCGGCATGACAATTTTGTCTTGATTCTTTGTTTCTTCATAGTATAATGTTTTACGGCTATCAAGACCTTGTTTGTCTGCCATGATTTCTTGAACCATTGATGACATCTTACCAGAATATGCTTGACTTACCTTTGTTCTTATGTTACGCAAGAACTCACGACTTGCAAAATGTATTGTATATACTAGTGTTCCTTGACTTCCTTGTTGTTTATTTGATACCTTATACACATAAAAAGGATGACCTGATTCTTCGCTTGCGTCTACAATATGTTCTAATTTTGATGTGCCTGGTGTAGAGAGTTTAAACATCAATCTCTCTGTTCCTTGTATTGGTAAATTAGTAATTAGATTAACAGAATCAACAAGAACTAGCGTACCATATATTGCGGCTTGTGTAATTCCTTCGTAGATATTTAATTCTTGAACTAGTGATTGTATATTGACGCCACCTTCACCAAATCTACCACCTGTGCCATCGTGTGCTTGTAGTATGATACCGTTTAAATTATAATCACCTGCGAAATCATATACATCAGGATGTGAACTACCCATAATTTATCTCCTAAAATCTGTTTTTCTTAATCAATGCGAAAAACTCCTCTGTAAATGCGTCAAGGTATTTTTCGTCTAGTAGTCTTATCTGTCTTAAATCGTCTTGTACTCTTTCTTCATACTCTCGATTTGTAATAGTGGTCGCACCAGCTGTATCTGAATTGACTTCTAGCATATGTGAATTGTCAATTGATGTTGTTGAACCACTAGTCTGCGCTAATTCATAGTGATGTACACTATCCTCACTACCTGCACCATATTTGTCTGTAAGAAAGTCTGCAAAATCTGCTTGTGTCATTGGCCATTCGTAATATCTATCTGTTATATTATTGACCATCATAATAATCCAATGATATTGTGCGTCACCATAATACTTAAATGCGATATCTTCTGGTTTCTCGCCCTCTTTTACATTGTACTTATCAAATACAAAACGACTAGCAGAGAGACCAGAGCGTATCTTTACTCTTTTAAGTATGTCTGGCAATAACTTAAAGTTTTTGTTGCCCTTGACATCATACACCATCATTGGAAATTTACTAAAATACATATTAATATCCTAATGCTATTCTTTCTTTAGTTAATAATTCTGTTTCTTGGAAAGATAGTGTCATTGTAATCTTTGTTGGTGCACCACCTTCAAATGACTTAACACCATCAGGTGTATAGTTTACATCACAACCAGTACATACACAGGTCGCAATCTTATTATAGTAATCGTTTTCACTTGCCTGACCTGCCTTGTCTTGGTACATATAATGTATATCAAACTCTGATGGTAGTGTTAAAAATCTATTAGACACACCTTTTAATTCAGGTGACATATGAAACCTAAACAATTGTATAATCTTTTGTACATCATGTGTTTCTTCTTTATTTTTTGGGGCAAATGTAAAGTTATATGTGAATGTTCTTAAATTCATAGCGTCAAACAGTACTTCCATATAAGGATTATCTGCCTGACCAAATGCTTTATTGATAAGACCTCTTGTACCCTCTGAACCAGATATTGCTTCTGTAATTTCTGTTGCTGCTTTTATCGCACCTTCGCCTACTATTGCTTTAGCAGCGTCAACTAATCCTGTCGCAGCTGCTTCGTAATCTTTTTTACCTAAATTCTTTATAACATCAAACCCACCTGCAGCCGCTGCTCCTACTATACCTGTAGCTGCGCCAGTATATGACGCTGATGTTGTATCTTGCACATTAGGTGGTAAATATATTGCGACTGAATCTGTAATTCTTTTTGTTGTCTTATGATAACTAGACATACCAGAACCTCGTGGTCTTTGTTTTTCTAATTGTACAACATCTGCATTTATAGTTGATCCTAGTCCTTCTCTTCCTTGTTTATCAGCAAAGTAATTAGCTCTAGCATCACTACCACCTTCAACAAATTCTGATTGATAAACTGCTGGTGTTTTTATTGTTCTCTCTTTTACTTTTATTCTATTTTTACCTTGACCAAAATACTCTGCTTCGTTATAAACTGCTGGTTCTTTTAGTGTAACAACTTCGGTTACACCACCTACTTTTCCTTCATCACCTGCCCCACCCTCATATACATATTTTGTCTTATCTTGAACATTAACATAGAATAGCATATAGTGACCAATACCACCGTTAGTCGTTAAGTCTTTTGGATATTGTATAGATGAATAAGCAAATGGGTCATGGTTTAATTTAGATGTAGGACTTTCTTCATTAATACCAATAGCAGATTTTCTTAATATAGGTGTTGTTTTACCTGTATTACCACCGCCAAATATATTGGTCTTTAAATCATTTAATGCGTTAAATAAGTTTCCCATTGTTTCCTTAATAAATACTTTGTATAACTATTTATATGAATATGTCAGAACGAACACAGAAATACAAGGGTAAATTTACACCCACAAATCCTAAAAAGTACATAGGTGATAGCAACAATATCATCTATCGTTCTATGTGGGAGAGAAGGTGTATGAAATACTTTGATGGCAACCCAAGTATATTACAATGGGCAAGTGAAGAAGTTGTCATACCTTACTACGACACGGCTACTAAGAAGGTGCGTAGATACTTTCCCGACTTTCTTATTAAAGTAAAAGATAAGAATGGTCAAGCAAAAACTCATCTTATTGAGGTTAAACCATCTAAAGATATGCGACCACCTGTTGGTGGCAAAGGTAAAAAGAAATCTACTGTTTTATATGAGATGAAAACTTATCAAATGAACCGTGATAAATTTGCTTCTGCTCGTAAATGGTGTGATGATAGAAATATTATCTTTGATATCTGGACTGAAAAACACCTACAACAAAGAGGTTAAAATTCTTCATTGTAACCAACATTTGCTAATGCTATTGCTGTTGCGTCTTTTCCTGTAACAGAAAGACCACCTGTATTTGTGTTATTATTATTTGTATTATTTGTGTTTGAAGCGTCAGTAGTGTTAATTGTAGTAACAATAGGATTATTGCCTGGTGCTGAGTTTATTTCACTCATCGCGGCTGCAGCTTTTAACTCAGGATCTTCTATCTTTAACATTTGATACAGGTCTCTATTTCTTTGTTGTAAATCAAATATCTGGTCATCTCTATCATCTTCATCTATATCTGCATAATATAGGTCTTGTATCTTTTGTTTGTTTTCTTCTAATTCTTCTTTTCTTCTATCATCCATCTTCTTAACGCCAGGATAATCGTCAGGATCTGCTTCTTCAGGCATTTGTGGTGCCTCATTATTTTTGTTTGTTACTTCATCATACACTCGTTTGAATGCTTCCATAGGCGATTCGCCACCAGGGAATGCAGCTTTAACAGCAGCGATTGAACCTAATGCGATACCTTTTAAAACTCTACCTATTGATTTACCAATATCAACAAACTTACCAAGAACTGCTTTAAAGTCTATATTAAATAGACCTAGTACAAAGTCTTTTGCTTTCAATACTAAATTCTTGACACCATCTTTGATGAATGTTACTATGTTAAACTCTTTTAATTTCTCTGCGATACCTTCAAACCCTAGTTTCTCTGCAACCCAAGCGACAAAGTTTTTAATTAATGTTATTGGTAATGTTACTAGAGTTAATAATGCTGTTGATACACCTTCAATGATTGCGACCAACATACTATCACCTTCTTCTAGTGATTTTTTAAACTCATCTATACCTGCTTTGATTGAATAAAATACTGCTACTGCGCCTGCAACAACAGCTACTACAATTGCAAGAGGAATCGCAATTGGTGCTGCTATAGCAGCAATTGCTGGTACCATTGTTGAAAGTAAAAATACTTTTAGAGCAACAAACGCCGCTGCTAATTTTCCAACTGCAGCAAACAGTTTACCTTTGACCCCACCATATGCACTTGCAATAGCAGGTATCATTTTTTCTACTAAAAATATTCTCATGGCTGTAAAAGCATTCCCTAACATTGTAATACCACTCATTATTGTTTTCTTACCACCAGTATAAGCACTTTTTAAAGCATTAGGTACTGTTGTCATTACAAAGTCTCTCATACCTTGAAAACCTGCCTTTAATAAATCAAATGCGCCACCTAAAAGTACTTTACCTTTTGAATATGCGCCTTTTATTAAACCAGGCATTGATGTAACAGCATCCTTCATGAGCGTAAAGCCATCTTTGAGCAAACCAAATGCAAATTTTATAGATTTTG